CTTCTTCCAGGAACTGCTTCCCGGCCACCTGGAAGCCCGCCTCTATCGCCTCCTGATAGACCAGCACAACTGCCCGTGCCTGAAGAGCGAGATGGAAGTGACGCGCACCAAGGCCAAGACCGAGGAGCGCACCAACACCACCCAGATCGTGAAGGAGAAGACGGGCGACAAGCTCCCCGTCCACCGCCTGCCCAAGGAGAGCACCAACCTGACCGACGCGCTGAAGTACTTCGTCCTCCGCCCCGAGGTGGTGAGGATGTGGCAGGGCAAGGGGAATGTGAGCGGGGCATCGTACACATAAAGAACCATACCTGCTTAATCACATAGATTGTATGCGTATGCAGCCCGGTTGTCCGTGATGGATGGCCGGGCTGCTTGGTCTGTGGTGGGACGGAAGCGCCCGCGCAGGGTGGGATTGCGTGTCGTGTCAGGATGTTTCGTCATATTTCCGAGACGTGCGGCGGCCTGCAATCGCAAACTGGGGACGGCGCGGCTCGGGCGACATTGTCGTTTCCCGCTGCCGTTCCGTCAGCGGGAGAGGGTTTATTTTGTCTGTATCAGTGAATTATCTGCGCGAAAGACGGAGGAAAGGGGCGTTTCCCGACCGCTGGGAGCGTGGAAGCTGCCGCAGCGGGTGGGGCGGCGCG